GTTAAACCCATGGATAAGTTCATTTCTCACGTAGTGACAGGCCTTCAGGCACCCGGACTTGAAGTGCTTTCTAGTAACGGGACGTATGAAGTTATGAATCGGGCTTCATTACAAGTTAAACTAACCGATTTTCCATATTCTAGAAACTTAAGTATGAAGCAAGTTATGACGCATTTAGGTAAAGTTTCTAGTATCGTGCAAGGAGGGGCTAGCACGATGGATGGTATCAACAAGGTTTATTTAGACATTGAGGGAAAAATAAATTGGCGTATGTTATCATCTACTCTTAAGAATATTTGCGGAGTACAGACCGCAGTATATTCTGCCCACCTCGCAAACGCCGAAGTTGCACCCTGGGGTGATAATCAGACAGCACTTTTAGTCAACTGTCTGCGATACGTTGTTTTTGCAGCATGTGTAGAAGCTAATGGAGCTGAGGGGAAACGAGGTTCCTTAGGTTTTTATGATGATGGTCACGTTAGCAGTAACCGTGATGCCATGTGGGGAATTGATTATCCTGAGGCTCAAAACGAACCGATGACGTGGCCAGGCGGTAATGAAAGTGATAATTACCCAATTTACGCTCACGAAGTACAAACGCTTCCTGCGGCTTTCGATAATATCATAAGCCTCAGAGGTATGGATACTGAGTCTTCTAGGTTTATTTTAGCAATGTGTGGTCGTTGGATAAGAACATCTCGATACAGTGTAGACTTTTCGACTGATATGCTTACTCCTGTGATAAGGTATCGTCGGGAGCAACCTGTAGATATGATTAGTTGGATTGAACCTGAAGAAGGTACTAGAGCTGTAATCCCACCAGTGTTATCAGCAAAGCGTGCGTTGACTGCTTTACGGCGTTACGTACACGCTAATAGATTGTATTCAAATTTTTCTGACGCAATTGGTTTAGTATCAGATTGTTGGCAACAATTCGTGCCAGATACTTGCGAAGGACAGGCATGGTTGCAAATGCGGCGTGAAGTCGTACTACCTAAGTTTGAAGCCAGTCGAGCCAGGTATCAAATACTTGTTGAAGGCGAAGGGGCGCTAATGTCACCAAGGGCGTTAGACGAATATGGTTATTTAGGTGATAAACTCGAACGCTTAAATTTATATGCTTCGCTTAAAGCACAAGCGGCGTATACTGGTCTTTACTCTCGAGCAGTACGCCGACAAAATGAAGAAATGCCTTTGGATATATTATCGACTGAAGGTTATATCGTAACACCAGATCTACAATGGCCAGCAGCGATATCTGAAGCAGTACGTATAGGAGCACCTCTCCAGGGTCCTAGTGGTGGTTACGTATATATGTGTGGTTTGAATGATGGATCCTTTAGTGACCCAGTTGAAATTAAAGTCGATAAGGCAGAAGTTGAAGGATATAATATAATCAAGAAGGGTAGAGATAATGTTATCACCGTAGAAGTATTGCCCCCACCTGGCGTCCCTCTGATGTTACTACCTCTACCTCTTTTTGGAAATAGCGGACCCTGGGCGTTAAATGGTACGCTACAATTCGACACTACGCGTAAAGATCGGATTGGTGTTAAAACAACACTTGATGATGCATATGCGTATGCCTGGGTCGCAAGACTATGTGGTCAAGATGTAGCGGTACGTAATGTAGAAACTGTTAACGCTACGAGGTTTTTTGCCAGTAATGACGCGTCGTTTACTTACAATCTACAACAGACCGAAGACGGTAGATTAGATGATGTTAAAGTATGGGGAAAAACTTTTCGAGAACATAGTTTTATAACATTACCTAATATACATACGAAAGAATCAGATGCAAAAATTGACTATAAGCTGGTAATGTTGACAACAGAAGTACGTCGAACAGGAATTCGGCAGGCGTACCGGCTATGTGAGTATGGCGGGTCAGCAGCGCCAAGTGGCGCGATAAGTACTGAAATTAATGTTCCCGCGGGTATTAAGAGGTTACAAGGTTATCTCATGCGTGAGCCGTCGGATTTTCGCGTGGTCGAAACACCAATAGCTGCGGTAATCCCAGAAGTAGTCGGAGGACTAGATGCGAACCTGGACGAATAGATAAAAATTGTGCTTGTTTGACAGGACCAGGAAGTGCATTGAATGGCATGCGGGTACAAGATAACATCTTGGGACAAGAAATTGACACTATAGATACTTGTCGCTGTGAGGTAAATATAACTAATAAGTTATTTAAAAATGGTACAACGAGATTTACTACTTTTACGCGATTAGATAGCAATCCTACCCTACCTGAGAAGGAGTGGGCTAGTAGGACACGAGGGTATAAGAAATTAAAATACTTTCTCAAGGATGGAGAGGTACCAGTATGGGTACGGTTTACTTCTAAACGTATTAAAATAGTAGATCGACATAAAGCCGAATATGTTCTAGTCGACGTTAGGCCTTTTGTAGAAGGGGATATTCAAGGAGATAGTTGGATAGTTTCAGGTTGGGATAGTATGAGGTGTATCAAATTAGTATTAGGTACTCTAACTTGTAGCTATGTTAATATGACTCACCCCATTAAAAATGCACCACCACGAGTAAAACAGGCTATATCTGCCGCGTTTTCACAGGTTGAGAATTTCGTCTTTGGGGCAGCACACAGGTATGACCAGCTATATGCACAATTTGACTTTACTTCTGATACTCTATTGGCTTTAATGAAAAATGATTGTGTACGGCCAAAAGATAAAGAATTTGAAAGAGCGAAGATTAGTAGTGAACATCATACACATCTACGGCCTGAAGAGATTTGGGATGTAGCGAGTAGCCATAAGGATAAGTTGAATTGTCTTAAATTGATGCTGACTTGGTTAAGACGAATTAGTGGGTTAACAGAAGCGGTAGTGAGCACATTTATGCTATATGCAACTTTAGTAGATAAAGTTGATTTATATTTATTCTTAGGGTCTAAAAGACTCAGTGGCATTACGGATGTGAGTACTTTAACGAACAAACTTAAAGAAGTAGCCACGCCGTTAAAATCTGTTCACAATCCCATCACTTGTGATTTAACTAGTTTGTTTGAATTACAAGTACTTGTTAATAGGGGTATTGGAGCAGTAGACTGGGTGACAGAAAAAAGTCATCGAGTAAATCCAGATGTAGTAAATGTTTCTTATGAACAAGTAAAAAAATATGCTAAAGAAGTATTTGATATGGGTGTAAAAGGAGGTTATGTTTATCCTACAATGAGTTGGGATTCATATGTCCAAGCACGTTGGCAATGGTCACCTTCGGGAAGTGTTCATTCTCAATATGAAGACGATCATAATTATATATCAAAGAGTTATAGGCATAGGACTAAGTTTGTAACATTGTGTAAAATGGGGCGCGGACAACTGAATAAAATGTTATCAAGACCTAGTCAAATACGGGCGTGGCCATCTGTCAAGTATGAATGGGCTAAGCAACGAGCTATCTATGGTACGGATTTAACGAGCACAGTAATAACTAATTTTGCCATGTATGAATGCGAGAGAGTGCTAAAGGACAGGTTCCCTGTGGGAGTTGAGGCGGAAGCAACACGAGTACATAAGAAGTTAGAAATTTTGTTAGCTGATTGTGAGTCATTCTGTTACGACTTTGATGATTTTAATGCACAACATTCAAAATCTAGTATGAGTGCTGTTCTTGATAGTTATTTAGAAACGTTTGGATACGCAATGTCAGAAGATCAGGTTAAAGCAATGGAATGGGTTAGGGCATCAATTTTTGATGTAAAAATTAAAAATAAAGAAAATGATGACTTTTATGAACCGAAAGGGACATTACTGTCAGGCTGGCGTCTCACTACGTTTATGAATACGGTATTAAATTATGCATATATGAAGATTAGCGGAGCATTAGATACACCTGGAGTAGTTGACAGTGTCCATAATGGTGATGACGTATTAGTAGCTGTTGATAATATTTCGAGTGTGACGAAGTGTATGTACAAGATGTCAAAAATTAACGCTCGAGCACAAGCAACTAAGTGTAATTTGATGTCAGTAGGCGAATTTCTTAGAGTAGAACACAAATCTCTAAAGAAGACGACTACAGGAGCTCAATATTTAACACGTGCTTGTGCGACTGCGGTACATGGACGGACTGAAAGTCAGGAGCCATCCGACGCATTATCATTGTTACAGGCGCACTATACTAGAGTCAGTGAGCTTGAGGCCCGGTGTGGCAGTGACAATAAACCACTTTTAGATGATTTCAGAGAATTACTTAGGAGGCGGGTAAGCGAAGTATTTTCTGTCCCTGAGAAGATACTCTCAGACTTTTGTCGATGTCACAAAGTAGTAGGGGGTATGAACGTAAGTCCACAAGCAGATATAGACGTGGTGATATCACGTAGATATAAACAAGAAGGGAAAAAAAGATGAGGTTGGTGAAGCTCGAGAGGGAGACGCCACAATTGAAGACATAATGCCAGGTATATGGGATTATGCACGTGAGTTAATACGAGAGTTTAACAATATAATTAATTTCGATCAAGCTGTAGCAGCAATCGTACGAGGATCTAGAGCTGTAATAGATGTAGAACGTAAACAGGTAGTTAGTACTACCAAAGTTGGCGATACATATACTTACAGAACAGCTAGAGCTCTTAGCGGCATGTTGCGTGGTTTGGTCCCACTTTCAAACATAGGAAAAGCAAGATTTGCCGGGATACCACCGGTAGCATTAGTAGGTACTAAAAGTATTGAAGTTATTTTAGACAGTATTGGAGATGTATTCGATCCTCTTCGAGCTGTATCTATTCTATGTTAGTGCAATGCACAGTGAAAAAACC